ATGTTTGATTTTTGTGAACCTCCACTTGGTTGTGAGTTCTTTTCGTACTGAGCGAGTACCGCATCTAAAGCATTTGACATAATTTGTTTTTTAAAAATTTATACTCTTTTATCTAATTAAAATATAAGTATAAATCTAATAATGTCAAATAAAAAAGGTTCGGATGACCGAACCTTAATTTTATAATAATCTTCTATTTTTTCTATGATACCTTTCTGATAATTTTTCTTCCTCTTCATCAAAATTATTAAATGTTTTTTTAATTTCGTTTGGTGAAAAATTTTCTATTTCATCTGATGTTAATATATATTCATTTTTACCTGTCTCTTCCATTTCATCTTTTTTATCATCAAAAAAATCTGTTAGTTTTTGATTATATGGGTATGAGTCTAAAGATCGTAACATTAATTTTTCTTCAGGTGTTTTTTCTCTATATCTATCAAATTTATTTTCAAGACTATCAATCTTATTTAAGATTTTATCCATATTTGCTAATTTGGATTGTAGATCATCTAATTTACCAAATAAATTATCCATAATTTCATCTTGTTTATCTTTGATTTCTTGTTGTGCGGTTACTAAATCAGTAATATCAATCTCTTCGGTATCCTCATCTTTTTCGTCTTTTCCAACCTCCTCAACATCAGGGTCTTTTTCAACATCAACAGGTTCAGGTACTTCTGTCTCACCACCTGCTGGTGGTGTTCCTCCTGCTGCGGGATCTCCTCCCGGTGGGGGTGGTGCCGCTGGATCTCCTCCCGGTGGGGGTGGTGCCGCTGGATCTCCTCCCGGTGGTGGAGCCGCTGGATCTCCTCCCGGTGGTGGAGCCGCAGGGTCTTGTTCGTTCAGTATATATCTATTTATTTGATTAAACCTTTTAAGTTCTTCTAAAATTTTTTTATCAACACTCATTTTATTATATTTTTAACCGTTTAATAATGTTTTAACACCTGTAGGGGTTTCGACTCTTAAAGTTTTATTTTTATTTACAGTATTATCAAATCTTTCAATTAAACCGTCTTTAATTCTTATAGTATAACAATCACCAGTATCTAAATCACAAACTTGTTTGTGATCTGAATCAATTTGTTTTTCTGTAATTCTTGTATCTTTTCTTAAATAATCGTCTAATAATTTTTTTACACTCATAATCTTTTTTTTATATAAATATAATAATGTTATGGATTTTCACTAAATGTCTTAAATAAATTACTAAATAGTTCAACATATTTATCATAAGAAGTAAATGTTCCGTTTTCTTTATCTTTTAAAACTATGTCTTTAATTTCTACCGCCGGAACAGAATAACCTTTTTTAGTGTCCCAAAAAGCATATACCGTTTGTGCTATTGCATTTCCATAAGTCAAACCAGTATTAACATTTGGGTTAATTTTTACTAAATTTTCAGTTATAGGTAAAAATTGTTTAAAGAAGCTAATAATGTAGTCCGTGCTTTGATTAAACCCATCAAAATCGGCAATTGGGTATTTAGTACCATTTAAATCTAAACAAGTTTGGTATTTTATTTTTTCATCCATATTACCTCCATATGTTAAATTTGTTTGTATAAAATATGGGTTTGAATTTTTACTTTGTACTAAATCACCAGAAATTACGTTTATTGGTCTGGTTAATGCAATTCCTGTTGCTATTGTTCTTAGTATTGTTGAGTCGGTTTGGTCTCTAATAACTTTATTTAAATCGGAAATTGAAATATTTGTCATTTTTAAATTAACAAACTCAACAGATGGGAATGCCGTTAACCCACTACATTGTTGTTCTGATGTTTGTACCGATGGTTGACTATCTATTTCTAAGTTTTTTTCAAAATCTGTTTCAATATTTGGTACTGTTTTTTCTCTTGTTTTTTTAAAATTCTTTAAAATATTTTTGTTAACAGATGAAACTAAATTATTAATATTAGGTAAAGAATATTTTGGTATTCTAGTTCCCGTAAATGTTGTTCTAAATTCACCTTCACTAACAGAATGTGTTACTTCAGATATCAAATAAGGACCATAAAATAATGGCACGTGTCTTAGTGAAAAATACATAGTTGGTTGTATCATTACATTACCTAATGATGTTACAGTACAGCTATACGATCTACTTTTATATAAACTAAACATTGAGACGGATTGTTGTGCAACCTTGTCACCTGAAACGGAATTACCTAAGTCCGCATATATTTTATATGTTTCTGCAGTTTCTTTCTTTTCCGACATGTCAAGCTTTAAATCTTTAAACATATTTTGATTTTGTATACCAAAATCAACCGCAAATCCAACTACTTTATTATTTTTACCATAATCAATATTTGAGTCAGAAACTCTAAGAGGGTTATCAGGTATTCTTAAATCAAAACTATCATCACCAAATCTTATAAATGAATTTGCCGGTGGTTTTGGCCATTCAGAAGGGTTACCCACATATTGACATAAAAATTTTGGGCTTGAATTTGTATAATCTACATTTAAAAATGTTCCAAATAAATCATTTCCTATTGTTATATCTTGTTTTGGTTGGTTATTTTCTAACAATTCCTGTATTCCATAAAAATTAACGTAGGCCGGCATTGCAAAAAATAAAAAATAATTATCATTTAATATCCAACTAACCATTTGCATCATATTTTGTTTTGGGTTAGTAACGATTCTTTCTTTTACTTTTTGTACATCCACGATTAAAGTGTCTCCAACATCACTATTTGCTCTGTCTAAAAATAAAAAATCTTCAAATATTGTTCTAGTTTTTAAATCCGATCCTGCAACCCATTTATCATTAAAACCTTTTAATGTGTTATATAATGTAAGTTTTGTGGTGTCGTCACTTAGACTACTTTTTTCTATTTGTGTATCACTTTTAAATTCAGTTTTTGGTAAATTTTTATTTAAAAAAGAAAATGTTTGATTTAAAAGGGTCTCTTTAAAAGTGTCTTGTTGTTTTAATATTTCTTCTATTTTTTGAATAAAGTTTGTTTTATTATATCCTGGATTTTTAATTTTTTCACTAACATACAATTTTATTAACTGTGTACAAATTTTTATATTTTCAGAAGTAAAATCAATATCCATATCAATAAAAAATTCAGAAACAAATGATTTTTGAGTTCCTGATAAAATTGGTATTTGTGTTGGTGGTTTTGAAGCAACTATTGTAAATTCTTCTAAATCCAAAATTTGGGAATCTGTTTGAGGAACATATGGTTGGTTCCCTGTCGATACTTGCGCAACTAAAACTTTTTTATTTAAAAAATTAGTTGGGGCATTTGGGTAATAATCTATGGTCATTTGATAATTTCCGGCAGTATTACCGTTAACTTCACAAACATTTGTATAGTTAGTACTAATACCTCCTAAACAAAAGTTAGTTACTAAGTTAGCAGGATCATTTATATCGGTATTAGGTCCATAAAATTTTATATTTTTTATTTTTTGAGAGTTAAATGCTGGGTCTCCTTCAATTTTAAACGTTTGATATTTACCGTCAGCCTTTTTAACATTTATAAAATTCCAATTCTCCCCTTGATTTTGTGGAATGATTGTTGCCGAATCACCAACTAATTTAATATTAACATTAGATAATAATGTGTTTTGTGTTGAATTACAATTTATTATATTTTTGTAAAAAGATAAACAATATTGTTCAGGATTTAATCCGATATCTCCTCTTTGTGGGTAATCGTCATCAAAAACTAAATTATATGATGTTGTGATTCCACTATCGTTAGGGATTTTTGTGACACAAAAGTTTTTTTCAATTGTATTTGTTATATCTTTAAGTTCTAAAAAATAAACTTTATCATCAGGATAATTAAAATTATAAGCCGACTCACCATTAGGATCAAAAACATTAAATTTTTCATTAGTACACAAATCCATAAAACTTCTAAAATTGTTAGTACTTTGTTGTGTTGGTACATTAGAAGGTGATGGTTGTGTTGTTGAGGTATTATCTGTTGGTGGTTTAACCAACCCGACTGAAGGGTATTCTGTTTGTACCTGTTCTTGATAATCGACTCCGGGAATAGTAGAAAAACCAACGTATTTTCTTAAAGTTTTCCATGCGTCTTTGTTTTGTGTAATACTTTGTAATAGTGTTACATTTGTTCCGTCACCGGGAAGTGTTCCTTTAACGTATGGGTTAAAAGTGTATGGGTTTAGTATTGAAGGTTTTGTGGTAAAAGATTCAAATAGTTTTCTGTCAAAATTAGTTGGATTGGCGTTTTTAATAACACAATCAAACTCTAAAAACTTTTTAACTGATTCAACAAAAGTTCCTATTTGTTTTTGTGCCATTATTTTACCATCATTATTTTGGTCCGTAATCGTTACATCAGTTTTACCAATTAAAAATAAAGGAGTTATCTGATTGAATAACCTTCTGTATTTTAAATTTTTTATAATGTTAGGTTCAGTATAAGAAGGGTTTTGTATTTCACCTTTTAGTATTAGTTTTTCAGTTTTTGGTTCATAATTACAAAACGTTAAAAACAAATCTTCAAATTTATCTAAAAGTGAAACATCAAAAGTAGAAAATAATTCATCAATATATGAGTATTCTGCATTAGTATTTTTTAAATCAAAAGAATTTTGTTTATCGTTTTCAATATTTATTGTTTTTAAATACTCTGTTGGTTTTGGTTTTTTTATTAAATTATTGTCGTAATATCCAAAATGAGAAACTCCCCACAATGTTCTAATTGACCCATTATACATTGAGGTATTACCTGTTAATTCTTTTTTTAATATATTATTATTATCAACTGTTTCATATATTGATTGGTCTATTGGTATTCCTCCCATAGAAGGGAATAAAAAATAAAATTTACCAGTAAAATCAGTAGATGTTTCAGCATCCAAGTATTGGTAATAGTTACTTTTGTAAAGGGCTCTAAATAAATTATTTGGGTCAAATCCAAAATTTAAAAATGTGCTTGAGGTTGTGTTTTTACAAATTTTTAATTTTTTTGTATTGTAAGCCTCAAAAAATGCGTTGTCATTATAACCAGAAAATAAATCTTTTTTAGTTATAAATTTGTAAACACTATTTAAAACTTTAGGATAAAACCCTACATTTATAAAATCAATTGTTTTTCCTGTTGTATTTGGTATAATTTGACTTTGTTCTAAATACATTGTTTCGGGCCCACCTGTATAGTTTGGTATGATATATTGGGTGTATTGGGACCCACTTGTTGGGTCATAGTTTGTTTTATAATCAAAGTCTTTCCAAACGTTATCTAAAATGTCGACTCCATCATTAACAAATTTTTTATATCTGTGCCAAATTGATCCGTATTTTAAAACCCAAGCATATGGTAATTGGTGTATTGATGAATATTTTTTTATGGTAGATGCTAAATAATCTAAATCAGTTACCGTATCGTTTTCACCAAAATTTTTTAATTTTTCTTTTGTTGTTATTAGTGGTAATGAATTTAAATATAAATAACCTAAAGGAACATACGCATCTTCTTCTTTATTATTTTCTTTTTCAACACCATGTATTATTGAATTAACAAAATATGGCGTATTTAAAAGAGATGTTGTTTGTATTTTAGTACCCACACTACCGGAATAACTATCACCATAATCAATGTAAGATTCTGTCAAATACAAGTCTTTATATTCTCTTTGTTTAAAGAATTCACTTAATAAATTTCTTGTGGTGAAAGTAACCGATGTTTGTATATTTGTTAAATATGGTTGTGAGAAATTAGAAAAATAATTAATATTAGTTAAAGGTCTAATATTGCTATATTTTTCAGTTTTATTTAACCTAGCAATGGTTTTTTTATCGTCTAAATAAATTATAGTTTTTGTTGTGTCATTAAAATCTTCTTGGTTATTTAACGCCTGTCCGTTTGATACGTTTAAATTTAACCATGTTTTGTTATTAAATGGATAAATATCAAAAAAATCTAACTTAGAACTATTTGAATTTTCTAATAAATTTTTTAAATTTTTAGCCAATGGTGTATCGGTAGCTATAGTTATTGAAGTTGTAGGTTGTATTGTTTCTATACTATAAACTTCTTTTTGTTCGTTTAACGAATTTATAATGTATTGATTATTAAATGAAGGCGATTGGTATGTTAGCCAACTTTTTCCTGTCCCATTATTTGATATTTTTTTAAGATAATCAATAAAACTTTTATAATTAAATTTGTACTCTCGTAAAAGATTTTGTAATTCGATACTACTTGAGACGGCACTAACTATGTTTTGACCCTCTAATTGGGCAAACATTAAATCTACTTGCTGTTTTGTTGCTTCATCGTAATTTAATCTATTATAACTTGAGTTAATAATTGCTCTTTCTAATATTTCATACATTATAGAAACAGAATCTAAGTTTTCATATGGTATTACGTTAAATGGAAATAACAATGCATTAGGGCTAGCCAAGACACTATCATATTTAGAATTATTATAAACAAATTTTTTAATTTCTTCTTCTTTGGTTAACGACCCTTTAATAAATTCTTCGACAAAATGTATTTCAGGCCATATATCCGTATTCCATCCTTTAGTTGTATTAATAATTTTTGGGTCTCCTGGATATTTTATCACAAACAACTCCGATCCATTTTTTTGTCTTTCTTTTTCAAAATATAAAGGCCAAGGATAAACAATGTTTTGATCGTTTAAATTGCCTTCTGCGGTTTGAATTGAATTTAAAGCGTCTACTGAGAAATTTTTTTCTGGCGGTATTATTGTTTTTAGTCTTGTTGGGTTTTTTCTTACGTCCCAAGCTTTTTGATGAGTATCGTCCATTAACCTATAAAACGCATCTACACCAGCAAATAATATTGCGAATATATTTCTTATTGTTGGTACAAACCCTAAACCTCCATCGCCCGAAACGACTCTATCCGCTAATATTTGTGAAAGGTCATCGTCAATTATATTTTCATACGCCTCTAACTTTTTTATTGAGTCGTTAATGATGTCCAAAAAACTATTAGGGTCAACCGTATCGTCACTTAACCTTTGATCCCCAAAATAATACATATCTAAAGGTTCGTCAACAAATTCGTTTTTTATTGGATCAAATACCTTACCTGGAGCAATTGATATTTCGTCTAATTTAAATTTTTCTAATTTATTTTGACCTTCTTGTGTAGATAAATCTAATTTTTCTCCTGTTCTATAATACCTTGTATTATTTATGTCGTTATTACTTTGCAACCATTCTTGTAATGGAAAGTTTTTAATTACTGAACTTTTATCTTTGATTTTTGTCCATACATTAATTTCTGTTGCTATTTTTTTACCATCTTTTGTTTTGTAACTACCTCCATCACCAAAAGTTTTATTATTTTTTAATTCGTTAACAAAATAAGTTATTCTTTCTTGTGTCTTAGCTTTAAAAGTCTCCCTATCATTTAAAGCAATTTCTTTTTTAAATGGATAATACTTTTTATTATCATAAACATAAAATGTATTACTTGCTAAATAATTTTTTTTAGCGTTAACAACAATAGTTTGTTTTAAATCTTCTAAAATTTCTCTAAATCTTTCAACATCATTTAAAACTGAAAATTCTCCTTTTTTATTTTCTAAACTTTTTAAAAGTTTTGTTTCATAGTTTGAAACTGCAGTAACAAAAGTATCTATACTGTATGGTGGAAAATTTTCAGGAATTAATTTTTTTCTCTTATATATATCATATACTTCATTTAATTTAATTCTTCCTCTTGTTGTTTGTATAGTATTTATTTCTGTCGATTCTGAATTTTTTTTTGATGTTACCTGTGTAGAAAACATTTTAGGTACGGTTCTTGCATATTCTAAAGGTGTGTCAAATAGTAACGCAGTGAACTTACCTATTAATTCTAAAGATATATTAAAGTTACCTGTGTTTGCATCAAAAGAGGCATTAAAACTCATTAAACTTAATCGATATTTAATGGCTTTACCATAATAACCTTTAAGTGTTAAATAAAATAACGGGTATGGAAAATTAAAAAACACTGAATACATTGATCCTTCACCTTGTTCAAATAACATTTTTCCTTGTATATCAACTAATTCCATTCTTACTGTTGGTACACCCATAGGTTTAACAGTAACATCTATAGATTTAATACCTAAAAGTTGAGTGTCTTCGTATTTTTCAATTCTGTTTACATATGTTTGTTGCCCATCTCTTGTTGTTAAATTCTCAAATTTTTGATTTGATGACGATCCTATTCTTGAATCTTTTCCTGTTAACTGATCTGACCAACTTGTATCAAATGCCTTTTTTCCTTTTGGTTGTAAAAAATTAATTTTTAAATCAGGATCAGTCCCAACACTAGCAATAGTGGTGTTAATAACACTATTGTCAAAACTTTCCCCTATTGCTAATTTTGTTCTTGGTACTATAAATGTTTCAAGATTGGCATAAAAAACCATGTCTTCGTGGTCTACAAGTCTTTGGGTTGGTTTTCCGTCAGTATCGACTAATTGATTTGGGTTTACTAATACTATATTATCATACTGAGTTTCAATGAATATATTTTTTGTTTGCTTAGCGGCCATAATAAAAGATATGTGTATCTAGTGCACTTTTGTAGTCTTGCAAAGCGGCAATTAATGGAAACGGTATGATTAAAATTGTACCATCAGGTATGTTACTCTCAAGTCCACCGTATATTGGGTTAGCCATTTGTATTAACCAACCAAAATAAGGTGTTCCATATTTTTCATAACTTATTTTATCTAATCTACTTTGACCAGATCTATAAATATATTTTTGATCTGAAACCCTTTGTGGTAAAGTTAGAAATGGTACTACCGTTTGATTTCCGTTTATTAAAAAATTATCGTATCTATTGTAATATTGTGATGACATTTTAAGTAAATGATTTTTTCAAATTAAATTTATCCCAAACAGAATTCTTAATTGAATAAATATCTTTCAAATTATTTTGGTCTATGTCTGTTGGTGTTAATATTTTACTATATTTAAAGTTTCTTTGTTTTTCTAAATTATAAGGTATATAGTTAGTAAATGTATTTTTAAAGAAATTATCTTCAAAAAATTTAAATATATTATCAGTGGTTTCTTTAGATTTTTTATACTCAGAATATAACCCATTTGGTGTTGGTTGATTAGTAAATTGTCCGGTGGTTAGATTTAAATCAAATGACCAACCTATATTTTTTGAAATAAACGTATTCCATTTAATATCATCAGTTGTGTTCTGAACCGGTTCTACTAAAGTTGATATAAATTTTGTTGGGTTGTCTAAAATACTTTTACCAAAAACCATAAAACATCTATTTTCTACAGAATCTATTTGTGTTGGGTCTGTTGTCAAATAAACATCATAATCAAAATTATCGTTGTATTTGTATGCTGTCCCATCATTTAATATATCGATTGCTAAATTATTATTTAGTTGTGTAAGCCCAGAGTAAATTTTTAAAAAATCTTGTTTAAGTTCTTGGAATGTGTCGGACACACCAACACTACTAACATCAACTTTAGATGTACCCGAAATACCATAAACAACAACAGTTCCCATTTTATTAATATAACCATCAGTACTGTTAGTTACATAATTTAATTGATCTATTAATTTTATTAATGGTAATTCATCTTTAACAATTGTATTATTTGCGTTTTCAATATTAGACAAATATCCAGATTTCAATTCCTGAGCCATTTGTTTTAATTTGTTTTTAATTTTTCTAATTTCATTTTTTTTAAAATTTTCTAACTGTACATTAGCTAAAATAGGTATAAGTTCATCTTCAATGTCTTTATTAATTTTTTCAAATAGTAAATCGACTTTTGTTTGTATATTTTGACTTTTACCAAAAATAGTGGTTTCATTTGAAGTATCTCCACTTAAATAATCAAAGTATCCTTTAGAGTATTTTCTTTCGGCATTTAATATTGACAACCCACCAAATAAGTTTTTATTATAAACATCTTTTAATGAATTATTTATTGTGTTTGCATAATTTTTAGTTTTTTCAACAAGATCTTTCATGATGTCTTTATAATTAATATCACCATTTATTTGTCCTGTATCAGGATCAAAGAAATTACTTGTTAATGTACCTATGGTCACACCACCATCATTTGTTGGTGGTCTATTAAAGTTTTCGACAATACCTAACTCATCTTTTATACTTGCTAATATTTCGGCGTCATATTTAGAAGTTACATCTTCAGTTGCTTCGGCCCTTTCATCATACATTTCAGTATTCGCATAATAGTTAAATGAAAGTGCATTTTGTAATTTAGCGATTGGTTCGGCCATTCCGTGAGCACCTATAAAATTAAAACCTAACTTTATTGTTGCAATCATTGGTTGAACTCCAATACCTTCAGGGTTTAAATCTAACGTATCTTCATCGTATGATATACTAATAGTATCAAAAACTACTTTGGTATGCCAAAAATCTCCTATTCTTAAAACACAAACAGGGGGAGCACCAAATACACTATTGGTAACATCATTGTAAACTAATTGTGGATTTGCTCCGTCTGTCTCACTAACTGTAGGTATGGTGTCACCAGGTCTCGCTATTTGTTGAATAAAGACTAATCTAGCATTTAAACCTTCAGGAGTCATAGAATGAAATGCCGGATGAAAATGTTTTATTTTTTCTTTTATCCCGTCATAAATCATAGGATCTGATTGTTTAACTAACTCAAAATAGTTACATTCAGTTAATAGTTTTCTTAATAATCTTTTTGTTAAATCTTTTCTTGGTACTCCTCTTTTTCTCTGTACTTTTTGTTTTTCAATAACTTTAACAAATTGTGGTTCTATTTTTTCTTCATCTTCATTTTTTTGGGCAATAACAGATTCTATTTCTGTTTTCTTTTGTTCAACAGGAGGATCGGGTTTTTTTTCTTCGACTGGTTTATTTTCTTGTTTAACCTGTATATCAAAAATCCTTACTCTTCTACATGCCATAGCATTAACTGAAATGGTACCTTCTGAATTATCATTTAAAAATTCATTAGTACACTTAACATTTTTGTATTTTGGGTCTTGTATAATCTCCGATTCTCCTTTTGGGAATTCTTTTATTGTTAATTTTTTATTTTTTATATATTTTTCTATTTTTTCTCCGTCATATTCAAATTTAAAAATAAATTGTTTAACAGAGTCAATTCTTCTTTTTGATAATTTTTCATTATAAGAGTCTGTTGTTACCGCTGATGCAGAACCTCTAATGGAAAAAGTAACCTCCCCTCCTGATTTTAATACTTTCATAACTTCAGTTAAAAAATCTTTTACCTGTTGAAACTCTTTTTCAGCATAATCAAAAAATTCATTTACAGAATTTTTTCTACAGTCAATGTAGTTTTCTAACCATTTTTGAGTGTTAAAGTTTGGATCATTAACCACTTGGGTGGTGTAATCTTTATATGTTGTATCATTATATTTTATGATTCTATCTCTAGCAAGGTCTAAGTACCTTTCTCTTAAATCTTTATAGTCTTCAAAACTAACTTCAAAACTAATTGTGGAGGTTTCTTTAGTAGACGCTTTATCAGGTCTATCATTATGAAAATAAAATATAGGTTCTATAAAATTATACTCGGTAACTGCAGTTGTTGCAGTTGTTGCAGTAGAAGCGGTTGTTGCACTTAAAATTGGTACATCTTCTACAACTACTTCTTCATCAACATTTACGTCAGGTTCTACCACAATTAACTTTTCAATCTCTTCGTCATCTAAATAACTTACAGTATCAAAAATATCTTTTAATGTAAATTGTCTATATCTTTTTGCTAAATCGTAAATATCGTATTTTAAACAACCAGCAAAAAACGAATCCATTACTTTAGATATTTCAGAATTGTTTGATAAATTTTGTAGTTCTTTTTCAACTAATAAATTAGTGATTGATGGATTATCCACGATTATTTTAAAACTAAGATCACCTTTTCTTGATGTATTTGAGTAAGTATAAATTGGTTCTGTTCTACCTAAAAAATTGTGGTCAGTCCATTGTGGTGAAATACTTTCACTAAATGTTAATTCATAAGGAGGAAACCACATAATTCTACCACCATTAGGTCCTCTTTCGCATTCAGGTAAATCTTCATATGTGTATCCAGGTCTATTTGATGTTCTCCAAGCCAAATTTTCAATAGATAACATATATTTTTTAACCTTACCATTTTGTACATTTGTTGATTCGTTTCCTTTAAATGGCGCAATATTTAAATTAAATGTGTTATCTAATACTGAGTTTGTAAATTTTCTTATATTACCGTCTGTTTTTTGTAATTCATCGTAAGTCATATATGGTCTATCCTTAGTAAAAAGTCTACAATACTCATAACCAACAACGTCTTTACCTTCAGGTGATGCAGGGTTTGACGTTTTTGTTGTATATTTAACAACTCTAGAACCTTTTGTTAATTCTACATAACCATCATTAAACACTTTTGATAATTGGTTAATGGCGTTTCCTACGTGTTCTAATTTATATGATGACCTATTTCCCGCGTCTACTAATTTTTGAGTAACATCTAATAATGATCCTTTAGTGAATTCGTTATTAAACGATTGCGTTGCATCAAATTGACCTCCAAATGACCTACTTTCAAAAAAACTTTTGTCTTGACCTAAACTTTGACCTAAAGTATTTACCGTTTTACCTTCAGGCCCCACAAACTGATACTTTGAGACATAATTTTTTTCTGACATCCAAGTTAAACCCCCTTGTACTCCGCTTATTCCGTCAAAATATGGTCTTGAGTTAAACCCAGTATAAAGATCTGTTATTTTTTTACCTTCATATTCTTTACCAATATTACTATAACTTAAAACTGGCCCACCATTAGGGTCCCCATTTTTATCTTTAGCCTGTTCACTAATTGGTGAAACTAATTCTGTTATTGTGTTTTTTCTTGTACCAACATAAAAATTAGGTGCCGGTGAAAAAAGATTAGGGTTTGTTACGGTGTTTAATCTATAATCAGGTCTATATTCGTTATAAAAAAGTTGTTCATAAATTAAACTTTTTGTTGCTTCTGTTGTGTTATTTATAAATAAATCAGAAGAAACACTATTATTAGGATTTAACAACGTTCTTATACCTGTTAATGCGGTATCAATTAACGGTTTAAATGGGTTTTCAATAATAGGGTTTAGTGTTTTTCTTTCGGGATAATCGAAGTATTCCCCAGGTATTAATGATACTGGCGAATATAAACCAGCCAATCTAGACGCAAAACTAACAACATCACCAACAGAACCACCAACGGCAGTTATTCTATAATTTCTTTCTAAAACAGGAATGTTACCACTTATTATTCCAACAGCATTAAATGGGTCTAAATTTGGTTTTACTGATATTTCTCCACTATCAGGATTAATACTTGATGTTAACGCATTAACCCTACCTAATGTTTGTGATAACAATTCTAATGCAATTCTATTCTTAAATTCTTTTTGTAGTTGTCTTGCACCAATATTTGCCAAATCAGAATCTTGAGATAAACTACCGTCAGATCCTTTAGGGTTATCTGAGTTTAATATATTAATTGGTGAGTATGTTGATGGTATAAACCCTAACGTTTTAAGTCCGTTGGCATATGGGGTACCAATTGTTTTAATTTGTAAATCATCAATAGTTAATGGTTCATAAGTCCCTGTACCTGTAACATATTTGTTTTTTCCATATGCTTGTTCCTCTTTACTATTACCAACAATTTCTAATTCGCTATTTATAGTGTCATTTACGTCATAAATTCCTTTATTTGGTTTTTTAGGTAAATTAGAATTTGGGTCAACAATATTTAAATTTTCAGTTTCTGGTCTATAACTATTAACTATAAGTTGGTCTAAACTTTCAAATCCAATTTGTTCTAAATTACTTTCAACCGTGTCAGGAAACCCGTATTCACCTTCATTGGCGTTTGTTTGTAAATTTTGATTAATATTTACAGTATCTTTTCTTGGTTGTGCAGGTCCATATTGATTTACGGCAATAAGTAATGGCCTATCTTTATTACTTTCTTTTACTAAATCACTATTAATTGTATCACCGTAGTCGTAGTTACCTACTTGCTGTATTGGTTTTGGTATTAAAGTAAATGGTGTTACTTCAGATTGACTTTGTGACCCTTCTGGACCGTATTCATTTTTTATTAATAATCTATCTTTTTCTTCTCTACCTAAAGTTTCTAATTGATTTCCAAATGTATCCCAAAAATTATATTCTCCTTCATTTGAACCTAATATCAAATCATTATTAATTGAGTACCTTGTATTTCCATAATCATTTCCTGACTCAGGACTATACTTATTTTTAACCCTTAAAAATACTTCTTGTGAATTTCCTATTTGTGAAAGAAAACTATTATCAGTATCTAAAATACTATATTCTCCTTCTCCATTTGTTGCTATTGTTAAATCATTATTTATGTACCAAACAGTATCTCCAAAATTATTTATATTATTAGGTTTATAAACATTTTTTACTATTAGATCCCCCTCTTTAGTATTTCCTATTTGTTCTAATTTAGAATTAACCGTTAACGGATAACCGTATTGACCTAAATTAGTGTTATTTAACAACGTTGTGTTAATGGTTACCGTGTCTCCGTATGAAGTACCAAATTGAGTTGGTCCGTATAGGTTTTTTACATATAAAAAATTTTCTTGACTATTTCCGATATTTTCTAAATTTGATCCTATAGCATCTTGAAATCCGTATTCACCAAAATTAGTATCGTTATTTAAATTAACATTTATATTAACAACATCACCATAAGTATTATTTTGATCTAAAGGTCCATATTTATTTTTAGTGTAAAGTATTTTTTCTTGGTTATTTCCAATTACCTCAACGTCAGGTGAATTAATAACAGAAAAATCAAATAAATTAAATTCAGAATCAGCCGGTTTATAATCAGAGCTAAAAGATCCGTCAACTTTGTAAGGTTTTAAATTTCTTACAAGTAATTTTTTTCTAAAATTTTCACTAGAGTTAAATGATAATGGACTTTCCATTTAGTTTTATTTTATAAATAGATTAACTTTAATTTTTTAACCTTCAAGAGTACCTTGATTACTAAAATAAGATTTTTGATTTGTGACCATTATCATAAGTTGATCTTTAAACTGTTTACTGTCAATCATTTTTTGTAATTGTGATGTATCAACTCCAGGGGCGTCTATTTTAATCTTTAAATCACCAAATTCTACTTTACCTGATACTTCTTGTTTTCCTTGATTACTATTATTAAAATTACCTTTGGTTAATTTTGATAGGAATTCGGTCGCCTTTTCACCTTCCATTAAAGTTTTTACTAATTCTGTTCCTACCGCAATTTGGTCGTCCATTCTTGGTTTAAAAAGTTGACCAGCAGCTGAAATTAGTGGGGTTTTACCTAAATTAGCAAATAAACCATCATCCATAGGATTTCCTCCTTGTTCTTTTGGTTTAGTGTTAGTATTAGTGTTAGTATTATCGGCCATAGGATCACCACCTTGTTCCTTTGTATTAATTTCAGTTGTTCCTATATTAATTTTTTCAATTCCCTCTTTAGCCCATGTTGTAACGGAAGTTGCAATATCTTTATAATTCTCTTCAAATGACTTCATTGCTTCATCAATTTTAAACTCTTTTATTAATTTTTGAGTTTCTTCTAATGCTTTATCAACACCCGCCTCTACAATTGTATTCATACTACCTAAACTAGTAGCAACTGTTTGTGCTGGTGTTTGTGACATTCCAACTGCGGTGGTGTTAAGTTTTTCATTTATTCTTGATTGTTCGTCTAAAAATTTTTTTCTTTCGGCATCACTTAATTTAGATAATAATAAGTTTTTAATTTCATTTTCTGTTGCCAATTGTTTTTCAGCAATTGACATTTGTTCTATGGCAAGTTCTTTGTCTGACTTTTCGGCGTTTTTTTCATAAGCGTTTAAAGCATCCTTAAAATTTTGATCTTCCATTAATTCCGCTAAATTCCGATTCCCTTCTTCAAAACCAGGTAAATCAACGGTTACTTTACCATTTTTATCTATTTGTGATAAACCCCCTATTAGGTTTTGTTGATCTTCAGTTAAAGACTCTAAATTCGCAACTGACTTAATATATTCAACTTTAGCCAATTCTTTACCCGCATTTGCGGCTTCTTCATAACTTATACCTAAGGCTTGTGCTTGTGCCCTTAATTGGTACATATCTTCAGTTGATTGTTCAAATGCTCCTGTTTCTTTATTAAAACTAAATGTAGCTTTAGACATATTTAAAACTTCATCCGTAAGTTTTTTCATATCTTTTTGTCCCATGTAAAGAAGCTGAAATGGGTCTGCAAGTGCCCCTACATTACCACCTATCATTTGTAAACTTGATGCAGTTTTTAATGCTTCTTCAGGGTCTAATAGTTTTTCGGCGGCTCCTTTAATTTGTAAACTTTCTAATGATGTTCCTAATAATTTTGTTTTTTTAACAATTTGTTCAATGTCTTTTATACCATTTTTAAAACCAAATAAACTAGCTTGTTTTAAATTTTTTGCAACTTCGGTAGTAAAAGATTTTGCATCCAATCCACTTTTTCTTGCGGATTTTCCAAGTTCTGACATTGTATTTACAGCATCTTCTTGGTTTCCTCCATACTGTTGAAACTGAATAATCATTTTACCTGTTTCAGCATTTGTCATACTAGCAGCCTTTGAAAACGCCAGTGCATTATATAAAACTTTTTCAGATGGGTTTACCATTCTACCCATTTGAGATGCCATGCCTTGAGCGGTTTCAGCCGCATCTTTAAACACCGCACCAAACTCTAAATTTTTTAAATAAGCGTTTTCTAATTTTCTTTGTAATTCACCTGATTTATCAATAAACCCACCCATAGTTCGGTTTAAGGCCATTGCCGAATCTTCCATACCTAACATATTTTTTGTTAGATTGTCATATGCACTTTTTAGGTTAGGAACAATATAAGCACCAATAGTTTTAACAATTTCTTGAGTTTGTTCCAATGCGGTTCTACCTTTTAATAACTCTTGTTTTGCTTCATTACCTTCTAATTCAGGATTTGTAGCATTTCCAAATAATAACATAATTTGTTTTTATTAATAAATAGGTGTTGTATTAATTTTGATAAGACTCCGTTAGTTTTTGCATAAAGTATTTTCTTTCAAAGGTTGGCATACCCATTAAATCAAAATAAGTGAATCCGGCCAATTTTGTTAGATAAAAAATTTCGTCTAATAATACTTTTTTATAACGAGAAGAAAGGACGAAAAAATTCAACCCCAAAGGTAACATTCACGGTAACCTTTTCTCCAGACGGGGCTATAATTTCTTTTTTTAGATCAATAGATGGTTCACATTCAGACAAAAACTTTCTAATGTGTTTAGAATCGGCAATTGGCATTTGTTTAATAAAAGACGAAATTACTTCTTTATTATTGTTACCGTCAATTTCGACAGTTTGAAATTCAATTTTTTTGGTTACGCTAGGTGCCACCATCCCTTTAGGATAATTCTCAACTATTTTATCGATTTCTTTTAGTTCACCCCAATTTAAAATTTTTAATTTAATTGTTTTTTTACTGTTTGGTAAAGTGGTAGTAAAATGTCCGTTTTCGTCTGGTTTATGTTTTGAATCTAAATAATTTAATTCATCCATAACTATTGTTGCCTCAAATGTTTTATTAGTCATTGGGTCTACAACCGTATACGTGTATTCGGGACCAAAGGCAGTATTTCTTAAAAACAATAGTATTGCTTGAACATCAACATCTAATAACATATCAACATTAAATCCAGGTTCGTAAATTTTATTTTTTAATAATGTTTGGATTACACTATCTTTTGAATTATTCTGTGACATTAAAATGTTTTCATCAAATGCCGTTAGGTACCCAACTTTTAAACTACTTTTTTTATTTGGGTAAAATAAACCTTTAGATGGTAATGATACCACGTCATGTGGTAAATTAAAATCCATTTGTCCGTATTGAGATGTTTGATCCATAGTTTTTATTTAAAAAATAATAATTATTATCCTTATGTAAACAAAAAAACCCCACTTTGTTAGTGAGGCTTCTTGATTTATTTTTAATTTTTTAGTATACCAATATACATCTGTCAGGTTGCATCGTTGCTTTAACAGTAATCAACCCGTCCTCACTATACCCTAAAGTATCAAAATCAACGTCAGATAATAAACACCCTTGTAGAATCCATTTTTCAACGGCAACTCCGGTTGGGTCTAACATTTCTAAATCAACATCTTTTTTATAACCAGCAGCATAACCCATACGACCTGTTACTGATTCAGCGTGTAATCTAACCCACTCCATAAGTGCTTGTGAAGCCGATGGACCAATTGGGTCTCTAAATGTAACACTAATTGCGTCCCACTTAAATCTACCAGCAACATAAGTTGATGTATTTAAAAATGGAATTTCAACAGGTGTGTTTGACCATTTAGGTCTATTTGTACTTTCTACATACCAAGAGTTAATCCCCAAAGAAGATGGGAAAGTAAGTATAAATCTATTTTTTCTTTTAGGTTCATACTGAAAAGGCATTTTCATTAATAAATCAGCCATAGTTTTGTGTTTTTAAGTTTTTTATTTTTATTATAAATATTTGTTGTATAATTTTTTTTCTATTTACTTTCAATTATTTTTAAAATATCCTTATATTAAGTCCAGTTTATTAAACTTCTTTTTTTTCTCCTCCTTTAGTTAAATACATTCTAACCGGTTTATCTTTATATTCAGTATCTAAAAATTCTTTCATCTTTTCAATATTTCTTGGGTCATCGTCTGAAAAACCTATAAATGGTGTTATTTCTTCATTTGCAATATCATTTAAAAACTGTCCAGGTACATGTATAATATCATTGGCAACGGTTTTACAATAAGATATAAATTCACGAAGTGCTTTAATTTTACCTTCTTCAGGATTTGCGGCACTACCCTCACCGAATGAAACTGGAGCAAATAAACACCTTTCTAAATATCTTTCTACTAATTCTCTACCACCATAATTAACATCAATTTCTGAACTATCATCCTCGTTAATATTTTTTTTAATTAATGATTCGTATTTTTTTAAGTTTTCAATTAAAACGTTACTATTTATTCCGTTTTTATTTGCAACTATTAAATTTTTTACCGCCTCTTTTAATGTTTTTGGGTTATGTCCTCTAGCTGTGATTATTGCAAATATCGAACCTCCGTTTATACATTCCACAAAATCATTCCATGATGGACCTAATGGTGCTATCATACAGTCAATCAAAAATCTTTTATCACCTTCTGTTCTAAAAAATCTGAATGGGTCTTTAGCGTAACCAATAATAGTAGTTCCTTTAAAATTAAAAGGTTCATTCCCTATCTGGTGTCTATGTTCAGCAAAATCTTCAGTAGACATACCTACCTCTTCATCGTTTTCACTTAAAACCATGATTTTAGTTGGCATAAACATAATATTATCATCCCAGTCAAACGCATAATATTTTGAATCTGGTCTACCACTATCGTCTATACCTTCTATTAAAAATCTTTTTTTATACATTATTTTTTTTGTAAGTCAATTAAAAGTTTTTCAAGTTGTTTTTCAGTTAAAACAATATTTTGTTTTTTATCTGAAAATGTTTCTTTAAACTTTTTATTAATGCCTAAAGACTCTTTAATAAGTTTTTTTTCTATTTTCATATGTTTTTATTTTATAAATATATAATGGGGAACATTTCTGTTCCCCACTTTATTAAATATCGTCAAACGATGCTCCTGTTGGTGTGATTACAAACTCTATGTCAATATACTCTAATGCTCTAGTTGGTTTTAAATAAATCTTACCTGTTAGTGTATTGGAATCCAAATCTTCAGGAGTATTAGAAACTGAAACTCTAAAGTCAATCAAACCTCTGTCTCTTCTTATTGAATCTAAGATTGGGTTAACTGAATCTAAAAACTGTTGTCTAACCTTGTCATCGTTTTGTTCAAATAGTAATCTTACTGCCACTGCTGAAATAAGTTTTCTTGCTTGTAGTAACAATCTTCTTACGTTGATTCTGTCAAGTGCAGATTCTCTTACTTGTAGAGTTTTATTACCCCAAATTACTGTTCCTACATCAGAAAAAGTTGCGATTGGGTTAATTCTACCTTTATAAAGTGTGTCTCTATCGTCTTGAGTTAATTTTTTACGAGCCTTAATTGCGTTTACTACACCTCTTGTGTAACCCGCAGATGCGAACCAAGGAAATGCTATGTTGTCTGTTAAGGCTAAATTTTTAGTCACTTCTGCTGTTGGAGGTAAATAAATCTGAGTATTATTAACACTATCTCTTGTTAATACCCAAGGATAATACGTTGCAGTGTAATTAGAATCTATACCTGTATTCTCTAAGTTGTCAACCGCTTCTTGAGGAAATATTAATCCTTCTTCAACATCAGTAAATGAAGGTAAAAATAAATCAAAGTCAGGTGTTGTACATACATAGATTGAATCTGCTCTATCTGTTTCAACCATATCAATCGACAATTCAACTAAATTAGAGTTATTAACATAATCAATTCCTGGGGTAGTAAATACATTTATATTAACCGCTTCAGGATTAGCAAATGTTTGTTGACCCCATAAGTATGAATAGTAATCAGTATTTGCCCAAACTTCTTGGTTAGGCCCTGAAATTTGTTTAAATGCCCCCCATCCTGTTGCTGATGGGTATGTTATTGATGCCTCTGCACCTGCTTTATATCCCGATTGTCCTAAAGCAAACGTATCACCATTAGTCCTGTATTCCCTATATATATCCCAACCGTCAAAACCTCCGTAAGCATATACAGTAAATTTACGTGTATTAAGTTTGTAATAAGGGTTATCACTATCAGTTGGTTCACTGTTAAATGACCCAATACCAACTTCAAAGGCTTGTGTGTATGATGATAATGCCACATTATATACTGTAACTGCAGTTGCCCCACTATCCATGTGGAAACCTTTAGTTGTATAACCCCAAGCAGGTCCTGTAGTGTCTGTACCAATATTAGTTGGTAATTGTTTTCCTTTGTATTCAAAAAAGTCAAAATCAATTCCTGTTATATTTGAAATACCTAAATACGCTCTTCTTGGGTTTTCTCCATTAGATATGACAGGGTTATCTCCTCCGTTAGAAGAACCAAACGGTGGGTTATAAATAACATCACCTGGTTGTAAATATTTAGTTTTGTAAACTAAAAATGGTGGTGTTGCTTGAGAATACTCTCTCATATTATAACCTTCAAAACCACATGGTACAGCGTCTATTGGAGCTTCGTCGTTCATTTCTAACATTATATATTTAGACTTAACTTGATATTCACCGTTAGATGTACCTACTTTATTAGCAACATAGTTATTTTGTGAAGGATCTAAAGAACAATTAGTGAAACTTTCAATAACTCTTACATTTTGATCGGTATCAAAATAATCTCTAACAAGTAAGTCAAAAGTTCTATTATTAAATGACATATTGGCTACAGAAATTTTAACAAGTCTGTTAGCCGCGTTACCGTCTGAAATTAAAACCGCTTTAAATAATTTATATACTTTATTACCTCTTAATTCTGAAACTAAATAAGGTGTTTCAGGTGTTTGAAATTGCTCTAAGAAAAATGCTATTGAGTCTGTATCGTTATCTCTAACCCCACCTAATTCAATTAGATCACTATAAATACCTCTAATTTTACCTTGTCTATAACCTGTGGTTAATAATGCCGGATAAACCTCCTCAACAAATAACGGAACTTCAGTTCTATCTTTTCCAAAATTACTTTTACCAAAAACTTTAGAAATATATTTAGAATCTGTAGTTAAAAGTGACGTTTCAAAACTAAAATTATCACCATCTGAAGATACACCAGAAACAACAAACGTCTCAAACGGATCTTTTGTTATACCTGAATATAAACCATTTGTGATTAACTGTACGTCTGATGTTCCTGAAACTTCATAAGTAGGACCAGCATTTGTACTTGAGTATGTTGATATACCTCTTGATCTTAAAGTTGCAACAACTAAATCATTAAAATCTGTATAAGGTGTTCCTGAATAGTTAGTAAACCCTATGTTACAAACACCAGTATATGTTCCCGCAGTTGCTCCCGTAGTAATACCGTCTAATGAAATACCAAAACCAAATCCTGAATAAGTTGATACATCTCCGACTTTAGAATAAGTAAATAATGAATAGTACCATGGGTCATTTGATGAATCAGATAACGTATTATTCGCAAAATCAACGCTACTTACCGCATATGTTTCATTATATCCTGTAACAGTGTTAACCGAAGAGCCTGTTACGTAATTTATCATGTTTCCACTTAGACTACCCCAAAATTGTGCAGTTGTTCCTGAACTTGCGGATGCTGTTCTAAATAAAGAAATTTGATTAAAAATAAATGTTTGTATATCAGAATACAAAGTAGATGTGGTGTTATTAAAGTTAGTGTATGTATCATTTAAAACCGTAGATAATGGGGATGGTACACCAACTAATTGTATACTAGAAGATAAACCTGATGTTCCTGTAAATGTAAATGTTGATGCTCCTGAAGTTGTTGGTACAATAGTAGAAGGGTCAACATTACCCATGGTAACAATAGACCATGAAGGTCCAGCGTCGTAACCAGATAAACCAAGTACTCTTGTTACAAATAATTGATTTGATTGTTGTAAATACGCCTTAGCAATATAAGACGTTTCATATTTTGGGATTTGTGTTCCTACAAATTTTTCAGGAGACGTACCACCAAAATACACTTGAAATTCGTCAAAGTTTGTTATAAAAATAGGTTCAAAGGCTGGACCTTGTAAGGTTTCACCAACAATACCTAAAGTTGTTACACCGACACTTTGCGCAACAAATGTTAAATCTCTTTCTGAAGTATAAACTCCAGGTGATACAAATACTTTGTTAGATGCTGCCATTTTTAAATTCTTGTTTTAGTAATTTTATTTTATATATAAATACCACAACAAATAGCAAAATTCTTTAAAATTTTTTTCAAAAATTTATAGGGTATGAAAAAATTCTACCTTTTTTCTACCTTTTAAAATATTTACTTATATATGAAAAAAATTAAAAATATAAAGATTTCAGAAGAAACTCACGAAATTTTAAAACAATATTGCGAAGAGAATGGTTTGAAAATTTATAAATTTTTGGAAAAGTTAATAAGAAAAACGTGTCAAAAACAAAAAGATATATACGGAGAGTAATTATAAAAGGAATGAAACTGCTTTAATAAGTGATTTCTGTGTATTGTCTTGTTTAACCACAATAACCTTTAACGTATCACCATTGGTTATTTGTATTTTATCTATGTCATCACCAACATAATTATTATTAATATAAACAGAATATGTAGAAATGTTTGAAGTATTTTGTATTATTATATCTGAAGTATAATTAAAAACTTCTGATAGTTGTGTATTTCCTGAAACAAATAATAAATCTAAATCAAAATTATCAGGTCTTGGCGGTTCTATTTTTGTTTTTCTTTTTCTTGTTTTTGTGGTTACCTCAAACATAGTTACCGCTCTTGTAATTGCTGGAGAAACTTGAAATTCTTCTTCATCTATTAATAAACCTTTTAATGTTATTTTATAGTTAGCAATGTAGTATTTTCTTTTTTCTAAATCTTTAACTGATTCGTCAGAAACATCCTCCATTATAATAGGTAAATAATGTCCTTTTATATTAACGTAAGCTTGTTTAGAGGTAAAAGTTTGCATAAATATTTTATTAAATTCATTAAGTTCACGCATTCTATTACAAAAAAGTTTAATATTATATCCAATATCTACTGGAATTGGTTGAGGTATTTTATATACATCGGCACCTTTTCTTTGTCCATCCCATGTAGGTACTGTATAATAATAAAAATGTTTTCTTTCAGGTATATTAGCAATACCTCCTTGTAGTGTTCCGTATTTTACTTCAGGCATTCTTACAGTTGTAACAAAAGGAAGTTTTATGTTTTTATCTAAATCGTTGAAATTCCAAGTAGTTGTAAATTGTGCCCAATTTTGATTAGTAATGATTTTATTTATTGTTGGTATTTTTTTACCATCTACAACTATCTCTAACCTTCCTTTTACAAAATCTAAAATACCCTTATCTAAATCGGCGTGTAAAACACCTTTAGGTAAAAAAGTACCGTCATCAGTAATCATATCTAATAACTCCTGTCTTCGTTCTTTACCAACTTTTTCAGGAACTAAAGGTAAGTGTTTTTTTATTTTTTTTGGTAACGCCATTATATTCCTTTGAATTCGTTTTCATTAACAGGTGATGCGATAATTGATCTATAAAATCTTTTATATCCTCCATAAGTATGTTTATTATCTGTATAAACCCTACCATCATTAACAACAGAATAGTATCTTACAATACTTTCAGTTTCATAGTACCCTATATAATCACCATATTCAATATCAATACCTAACTCATCTAAATGTGTTTGATAAACACCTATTTTTAAATTACCAGGCTCCATTTGGGATAATTTTGAAGACCCGTAATCTGTATTTGTTGGTGCTTCTATTTGTACTAAACCTTTAAATTCTATTGGCGCTAAAAATTGAATTCCGTCTTCTAATGTTTCACCATAAACATCATCATTATTAGTTCTTTGTTTGTCTACTTTATAAAGTACTAAAGTAAAATTCATATCACCGTGTAACCATTCCTCCCCCATAGAAATATCTAAATCAAAATCCTCTTCAGAGAAAAACTTATTTAACCTTGTTATGGGTACTCTTTTTTGTGTCATATATATAAATACTTTAATTGATTTTTTTATATTATTTACTATTTTTATTTATAATATAATGGAAGAATTAATTTCAAAAACTCCCGAAACAAGG